AATTGAACTCTGTTTCAGAGGCAACGTTAATCACTGGTAATCTAACGTTATTCCCATCTTGACGCATTAGATAGAGATAGTCTAATGGTCTATTCCCTCTAGCAAAAAATGATAGAGTATAAGTTTCACCTTGTTGGAAATAAGAGGTGCAATGACGATTAACTGAACAAATACCAACAGGACCGTTAGTACCTGTTGAGGTTACTTTGATAGTTCGGCGATTTGCATTTTCAGCAAATTCAATTTGTGGGCTACCCCATTTATTGTACGCATTGAACTCGCTGTCTCTTAATAAATTCCGACCTCCGATATTAATATTATCAATCTTAGCATTTAAATTCTGACTGACTTCACTAATGCTTTGGGCATTATTTGCTACCGTACGTTGAATAGTTACGATATTGCTTTCAGCTGCTCCCATTCTTGCTGTTAATGCTTCACGTGCTTGAGCTTCAGCTTTATCGCCGTTTGCTCGGGCGGTTCTTTCTTCTTCCAAGCCTGATAGAGCATTATTAGCTTTTGCTGTGACAGCAGAAATCAGTTGTGCTTGTTGAGCATCAACATTTTGTAACTGTGTAACAGCAGCCCCACGAGCGGTTGCTTCTGCTTGAATTCTTTTCGTTAAATTTACACTTTCTGATTGAATTGCTTTGGTGCGATTATTAGCCTCGTCCTGAATAGCTTTCGCACGAGCTTGTGATTCCGCCATAATTTGCGAAACTGCATTAGCAACAGCGGACTGTCTTAACCCAGCTTCGCCAGCCACAGCTGTATCAATATCTTGCTGCAATGAAGCAATCAAATCTGAACCTAACTGGCTACGAGTAATTTGACCTTCTAACACATTTAGCAAAGTGTCAGGGTTATGATCTGCTTCGCCAAATACGCCTTCTGTAAATTGCCCTTTATTCCCTGCTTTATCTCCACAACGAACAAAGAAATAATAACTTTCGTTTAAATCAATGCCATTGAGAATGTAGCTATTTTGCGGATATGGTAATGCAGCAATTTTTTTAGCATTGCTGATATTATTATCTACACTACGCCAAATTTCGGTGTAATTACCTACGGTTGCCGTTTTTGGTAGATCCCAGTCTAATTGAATAGAGAAATAAAGTGATTTTGTGGTTAAACGGTTGATCGTAAGATTGATTTCAAACGCACGAGTAACAGGATCAGATAATTGACCATTAGCATTTTTAGAGCGAATTTCTGCAACATAACTACCATCCGGTAAATCATCAAAAGTAAGCTCGGTGGTTTCCAAATCTAAATAGGTTTGGTAAAGAACGCCATTGCGATATAGGCGAACTTCATATTTTACAATGCTATTAGATGATGGCGTTTCCCACGTTAATTTCACACCGTTTTCGTTAATGCTTGCTTCCGCATTTGCTACTTTCTGAGCACCACCGGTATGAGCTGTTGTCACAACAGGAATGAAACTCGCACTACCATCAACAATCGACTCTTTTTGCGGTTCGTGTTGGAGAGCGGTAATGGTATAACTGCCGTCGTCATTTTCTGTAATACCAATCGCTCTATAAAGCTGAGTAGAAACGGTTGGTGTTTTTAGTACCCAATCATCCATTGGCTCAAGCCCTGTTGGAACTGTTGCCAATGTAACTACGGCTTTATTTTTGCTATCTACGCTAGAAATTGCCACTTTTACGACTTTCATTTCATCGTTGAGGTAGCTCAAATAGCTATTACCTGAAATTTCAATCGGCTGATCAAGCGTAACCACTTTACCATTAACTGCTACAACACGACCGCCAAGCGTTTTGCCTGCGTAATCGTTATCAGCGACTTCGATAATATCCCCAGGTAAATGTAATAAGCCTTGGCGACCAACACTAAATGTAATGGTACATTGTTCTAGTAGTGAAGTGGCTAAAACCCATTTACCCCAACGGTGGGCTTGCCCACGACTTGTTGTGGCGTAAGCGGTCATTTTCCTGACATTGTAGCCGTAACGCTCGATCATTAAATCATCAGCGACATATTCCACCGCCTTTTGATACATATTGCGTTCATCGGCATACTCAACTTCTGCAGCGGTATAAATGGACTTCATTGCTGCATACTGACGAGAGAATTTACCATCGATAACATTTGCTTGGCTATAAGTACAAACGGGATCGGTTGTACGGTCTTGAATCGCAGTGAATTGCGTACCGTTCCATACGGCAATGGAACGAAATACTGATGCCATATCAGAAAGCACGTCATAGGCAGAACGTTGATCGGTCAGCCATAAATTAGCTGTCATTCGTGGTTCTTTGCCACCGTAGCCGTCATCAACCAACTCGTCGCAGTATTTGGCAATTTGGTAGAGCTGGAATTTATCTAAGCCATAATCGCCCACACGTTTCCCTAAGCCAGCCAAAGGGTCGGTTACTAAATCGTAAAACACCCACGCAGGGTTATTTGTCCACGCTTGTTTCCAGTCGCCTTTCCAAAGTGCGGTCGAGTAGGTGCGAGTTTCAGGCTCGTAAGTGCTTGGCACTTTAACCAAACGCCCATAAAGCAAGAAATTCACATTTGGGAAGTTGGGGTTGTAACGTGAATCAGTTTTAATGCCAACCAATGCCATATTTGGATAAGACAATTTAGTGTCAATGATCTCTGTATAGCTGACCCAGTTCGTCGCATTTTGTAAGCGTTGGCTTTTTGAATCGGTGGTTGTTCGTTCCACGGTAATAGTAAAAGGGCGTTCCGGTAAATTATCAATAATATAGCTACGATAGAAGCGTGATGATGATTTACCGTTAATTTCATAGGTCGCACGTGGCAAGCCGTTAATTAAAATACGGAACCAAACCGATGTGCCGTTAGTATCGCCCTGATCGTTCTGCTCATAGAGAGCATTTACGCCCAAAGTTACACGCAAACGAGTAACATCAGGATCGGTAACGGTTCGAGTAATTGGCGTGGTGTATTTCACTTCGGTGCTAACCGATACTTCACGTTCCGACATTTCAAAGCCTTGCAATGGGGATTGGTCTTGTGTTCCTAATGTGAATGACACCTCGGTATTTTTAAAGTTGAAACTGGCTTCATCGTTATCATCAATACCATTTTCATTTTGAATTGGCGTATTGTCAAAATAGGTTGATTTCCATTTGTTTACCGGCCCTTTAATCGGACCTAATGAAATCAAGCCAATCGCACGTAATCGCTGTGCTGATTTAAGACTATCAGGTGCTTCGTGTGGTGTGCGTGCTGAACCTTGTTTTTTACCGCCCATACATACCTCTTAAAAACAGAAAACCGCCTGTAAACAATGCTTACAAGCGGTCAAATTTATTCAGAATTTTGCTAATTATTTAATGTTTCAACATCATCAAAGGTTTCAATCCCTTGTGAAATCAAGACAAGGCTTGTCATCATCTTGCCGTAAAGTAAAGGAATCGGTCTGCCTTGTGGGGTTAAATTTCGGATATTACTAAATGATGTGCTTTGTTTTTTCTCACTTTCGCTAACACCTGAGCTCATTTCAGGTGTTCGAGTTAAAAGGGAAATTGCCCCCGACATCGCAAGTGAAGCACCCATAGCACCAGCCATCATTGCAGCACCTGCCGACCAGCCTAATGGGTTCCACCACGCTACAGCAATCAGAACAACACCAACCACCGCTTGAATAATACCTGCGGCTTTACCAGCTCCGGCAATCACAGGTGTGAAATGAATGGAAGAATTGTCATCAAGAGCAATCATTGGGTTAGTTTGTAGTTGCTCATTGTTTAGATAATTCTTGCCAATCCGTACTTTGTAATAACCATTGCGTAAATGTTCACGCAAACCTTTAATTTGCGTAAGTAGCCCACTCATTAATTCACGGAAGTTACTTACTTCAAGCTCGAACGGCTGATCGCTAAATCGTTTAAGATCGCCATAAAATGTAATTTTTGCCATTGTGAATGTCTCCAAATTGAATGTGTGGATTTAAGCCAAAAGCCGTCATAAGGTACTCGTGCTGATAATCGCCCTTCACTGTGATGAATCATCATCTGGTTACCAAGATAAACACCAGCGTGATTGCCTACCTCTGCCCCTACCTGAATTAAAATGACATCACCAAGCTGAGGTTCTTCATCAAAAGGAATTTTTTCAAATCCGCAACGAGCCAAGCCTTCTTCATACAAATTAGAATGTTCAAACCATTCAAATTCGTAAGTAGATTGTTCGGGTAATTCAATACCAGCCAACATATAACAATCAAGAATGATATTTCTGCAGTCCTGTTTATTGTTTTCAAATTGACGACCAATCAGCGGTTCAATAGGACGGAACTGTTTAATATCGTTATCTACTACCAGCCAAAAATCTAATTGTGTACGAACTTGGCATCGACGATCTGCTATTGATAAGTATGGCAAGCCTTTTTCCAGCACTGAATCAGGGTGAGAATGGACTAGGGCTATAATCTCTCCGAGTTCTGATGTCATAACCCATTCTTCATAATCAATCTCAAAAAAATGTTCAGGATCATCAGCTATATTTGGGCAAGGGTAGAACACTAATTCTCCTTGCTCTAAAACAACAAAACCGCAAGACTCTTGCGGTTCACATTGTTTGGCGTGATCTAGAATTTCTTTTTTTAATCGGTCATCAATTTGCATTTTAATTTCCGTATTGTGTAGTACTAGGGAAACCGCCAAAGGGTAACACTGCATTTTCGCCAAAACGTAACTTACAACCACGAATACAGTGCGAGCATTTGTCTTTTTTACGATCTGCTGTTGGCTTATCAAATTCATCCGCTACCGGTCCACCGGTATAACCACATTGTGCGGAGCGATATTGCCAAATACACACATCAGAAGTAATCATTAGTAGCGGAATTTTGGCGTTATCGGTTTCTGCCGGCGACGCCAGTTCAAAGGTCGCTTGTTCATCATCAAGGCTTTTAAGTTGCTCAATAATGAAGTAACTTACTTCTTCTTGTGTCGGATCAGCTTTACTGTTTTTGTTACCTGTAAAATTACGAGCATCAAGGAATTGAGCATACACCAAGCGGCGAGTGACTTTACCGCCCACACCTTGCCCGAAATTAGCGGCAATCCCTGTAATAATGCCGTACAGGTTGGAAACTGTAAGCGTAGGGCGTGAACTTGGTCCATTGCCTGAAATTTCAAAACCGTCAGCTTTAATCGGGTAGGCTTGATATTCATTGCCTTGCCACCAAATATTCGCACGGCTTTGACTTACACCATTATGGAATCGATATAGTTCACCGCTATCGCCATTGCTGTTGGCAATATGGCGTAAATCAATTTCCCATAGCTCAATCAATGCCCCTTGTTCCAATTTGGGCAATTCTTGAGCCATTTTTGACGGTAGATCTTTTGGCATTACACCACCTCTTCAAATTCACAAGTAAATATTGTGTGTGTTTTTCCCACTTGTCGTGGAAATTTAGTACATACAACCTTTACTAACTCGCCACCAAGAGCTATATCTTTAAAATAAAAGGCACGAACTCCGCCGTGTTCTTTCATAAAATTGCGGAATTGTGCCGATTCTTTGTTTTTTATTTTGTAGGTTACGGAATACTTACGCAGTAGCGTATTAATTCCATCTTCCATTCGTTGCTGATAGCCGTTACCATACTTCAGCACTTTTCGTCGTGGTTCTTCTTCCACTGTGTAACCGGGTTGCGGACACCACGACAGCGTTTTTAATGCCATATTTACCACCTATGAGAGCAAACCACCTGGGCGACGTTGCTTTTTCAATACTTCAAGTACATTAGCCTGAATAGCCATAGCGAGTTCTTTTCCTTGTGCAGCTTTTTGCTCCATTGTAACTTCCTCATTTCCATTGCTATCAATGTTGATCGTAATAGATACTTCATTGCTTTGGGCATTGTTACTATTAAACAAACCATCATAATTACCTGACTTGCCACCGACGTGACCACCATTCGCAAATTTAGGTAAACGACGTTGATTAAGGGCATTAAGAAATCCGACACCATAATGATCGACCGTGCGAGAGGTCATCACAAATTCGTTATTGGATAATCGAGCAAGAATTGAATCGCTTGTACCTGTCCCAGGTCCTTGAACGTGGCCTCCTTTCGCAAAGGCAACACTTGTAATTTGAGAAATGACATTTGCTCCAGCAGCTGCAACTGCTGCCATATTCGCAAATTTCTGTGCTGGAGTAAGTGCAGTTGTATCAGCCATAGCCTGAGCAATAGCCTGTGATAGTCTCACACTAGCTTCGGCAATAGCAAAGGCTTTTGATACGGCAAACATTGCCTTATAAGCGGCTGACTGTTTACCGGCCGACTGTTCAACAGTTGATGTAAGAACATCAAATGCACCACCAAGATCATTAAGTCCTGTCGCATACTCGGACATTTCTTTTTGCCAGCGTTCATTTTCGTAACGCGAAATAATTTGCTGTTTACGTTTCTGAAACTCCTCTTCAGTCATTAATTTCTGATCATAAAATGCTTGAAGTTGGGCTAATTCTCTGGCTTGTTGATTTTTCAAGTCCTGCTCAGAATCATACATGCCACGCACTTGATCTATCGGGCTAATGGCTCGTTGAGATTTATTTTGAGCATAATCAAATTTGAGTTGTTGCTCTGCTATTTGATATTCACTCTCTGTCAGATGACCTGCTTTACGTAATTCCTGAATAGCAGACAATTCATCTTTTAAATTTGCTGAAAGTAGTTTTTCAGGAGCATATTTACCTGCTAACTCTAAACGTTCTTTCGCAAAACGCTGTGTGATGGCTGTTTTAGCTGTTTCATACTCAGTATGAGAAACTACGCCTTTTTTCATATGCTCTTCAAGCCGTTGAAACATTCGTGTTTCTTCGAGATTGATTTCATTTAGCGTTGAACCACTTCTTTTGCGTAAATCATCGTAAAATGAAAGCCAATTTTCACGAGCATTTTCACCACTACCTGGTGGCTTATCTACTTTCGCATTTTCTCTTAACTCAGTTTTAATGGTCTGAATTTGAGTCTCATTTTTGAACATTCCTTGTAGCATAGCTTTGCCGTCAAGGATTTTCTTCAAGGTTTCTTGTGAAAGCCCAATGGCTTTATCTGCCGCATTAGCTGCAGTAATTGTACCTGTGGCAATGCCGATTAAAACCTCGTTATATTTAGCCCCTTCAACACCCAATAATTCATAAAGTCCAGCAAGCACATAGGCTGATTCTGCTTGGCCTTGTTGCTCTAGTTTAGCGACTTCCAATTTTTGAGCTAAAGTAACCGATCTCTCTTGCAATTTTTTCATTGCATCATCGAGATTTAGCGTTTCTCCAGCAGCTTTTTCGGCACTATCACCAATATCATTCAGCGTTGAAGGAATACCGGCTAAAATCCATTCTGTTTCGCTTGCATCGATGCTTAAGAGTTTAAATTTAGCTCTAATATCATCAAGACTTTTTCCACTTGACAACATTGCTCGAGCCAATGCCTCAAGCTGGTTTTCAAGTACAGAGAAATCAATGCTGGCATTTTCTTTCAATAGCTCAATTTGATCGCTTAGTTCGGCAATCTCTTTTTTTACACTATCAGGAATTGGTAAGCCTGTTGTAAACCAGTTAGCTTCTAGGGCTGATATATCAGATTGAAGTTGCTGAATTTGGTTTTTGTAGTTTTCTAATTCTTCCTGTTGTTGGGTAATTTTGAGCGAGAGTGCGGCAGCACTCAACCCCTCATAGCTTTCTTTTAAGCGTTCGTTTGCTCCTGCTGTATCTAGGGCTTTTTGGCGAGCTTGATCTGCTTGACTGCTAAAATACATTAACGCACTTGCTGCAATCATAATCACACCAGCGGGGCCACCAAGTAATGCCATTGCACTCTGTAACCCTCTAGCCGCTGTACTGGCTAAAGTGTTTGCTGCTGCTAAATTGCGTTTGGCTGTTGCCTCTGCTTCCGCCAAAGCAATAATTTGAGCTGCTTGCACTTTCATTTGCTCACGTAAAGCGTAGCGAGTTTTTTCTGATTGAGCTAGCTGAAGCTGTGCGGCAAGACTTGCCATTTCCACTTGTGCAGCAGTCCGCATTGCTGTTGCTTTGGCTAAAATAGCTTGAGCTTCACGAGTATGAGCGATTGCATTTTTCGCACTGTTGTAACCTGTTTGTAAGAGTGTCGCCGAATACTTACTGATATGCCCGATTGCTAATGCTCCAATAAGAGCTCCAGCAACTTTGATCATACTTTCAAGATTTTCAGATACAAAATCAACTCCTTCTGCCAGTTTTTGAGTAACACCGTATGTTGAATCAACCTGTCCAACGAATTGGATCATTGATGTTTCAAGGTTGGTAAAGGACATTGAAAGTGTTTTTACACGCTTTTCAAAATCCGTATCAACGGTATCTTTCGCTTTTTGGAGAGCTTCAATCACTTTCGAGATTTGGAGCTCGCCATTCTTCCCCATATCCTTTAATGCACCAACGCTCACACCTAAACCATCTGCAATAGCTTGTGCTAATGCTGGTGTTTGCTCCATAACAGAATTGAGTTCAGCACCACGTAATTCACCGCTTGCCATTGCCTGACCAAACTGCATTAAAGCAGCTTCTGCAGAAGCAGAACTTGCCCCAGACATTGCAACTGCTTTTGATACTGTTTCTGTCAATTCAGCAACTTGTTTTTGGCTAATTTTGAGAGTATCAGCATTTTTCGCAAATCGTTGGTAAACTTCTGAAGTTGCTCCAACAGCTTGATTTGTGCGTAACGATATATCAAATACCGTATTAGTTGCAGCGACCATTTCATTTTGGCTATCAGTTACTAAACGCATACGGTTTTGCAATTCTGTATAGCTATCCGCATATTTCAATGTTTGTGAGGCTGCAGATACCAAATTGTTTCCTGCCCAGTTGGCAATACTTGAAAATAAGCTGATATTTGCTGTTTTATTAATTGAGGTAGCTGCACGTTCAATATTATTTAAATATTGGGTTGTACGTTCGGAGAATTGTCTTGCTTTGTTTTGTGCGGCAGATAAATTTACTTGAAATTCTCTTGAAAATTTTTGTGATTGATAAGCAGATTTGTTTAGCCCTTGCTGAAATTGGACTGTTTCCAAACTCAAGCTGATATTTAAGTTACCAAGAGAAGCCATATTCCCCCCAATAAAAAAGCCCGCAAATGCGGGCTTCTTTGAAAAATTTAGTTTTATTTAATAATGACGTAGTTTACACGGGCTTTTTCTTTTTCAGCCTTTTCTAAGTCATCATAGTGTCTATTAGTTTGAATAATAGCCTGGACTAAGCGAACAACAAACACAATGGCAAACATACCAAAAAATGTGAGAATATAGGCAAAATCAACAGCAAATAGAAGAAATACTGCACCTAATGCTATCAGCATTATAAAAAAGAATTTTGCCCAAAACTGGATAAAATCACGCATATGCCAATTCTCCTACTTGTTACTAATACTTTGATTATATTGTCTAGTTTTACGCCATGCAATAACTATTTTATCGATTAGCCAGATAAGCCACTGAACCATCATCTTCATCATTTTCAGCACTCTTCTTTTCAGAAAAGAAGGGCATTAAATCGCTAATGGTTGTGGCTTTTTGTTTCGGATCTCGATGAATTGCCGCTAACAGATGTGAAATCTGTGCTGTACGGTAATCTTCTCTCCATAGTCCAAAAGGTTGTTCTTCATAAAATAACATATATTCTTGGAAATGCGATTCAGGCATTTCTTCGATTTCTGCTAATGTTTTACCCAACGCAAGACTGAGTATTAGTTGGAACTTGCGTCGGGTTGTGAGTTTTTTGGTTCTTCTACCATTAATGCACGGCTTAACTCTTCTGATACGGATTTATCTAGGCGGGATAACGCTTCTAAATCATCTATATTTTCAAAATCAAACAAATTATTGCCGTCTGCATCACATAAACGTAGAGCAAGATTTCTAGCTAATCGATACGGGTCGTAAACTTTGCTAAGCTGTTTTACCAACTCTTCAGGGTCATCATAGTTTAATTCAATGCCTTGAGCTTCTGCTAACTCACACATTACTTTTTGCTGACCATATAAGCTACGGTTCATATCACCAACATTAAATTCACGAATAAAGTATTCGGAATTGCCAATTTTGACTTTCTTCAGTTTTGGCTTATTTTCCGCCAATAATGATTCACGAGTGCCAATAGTCATTTTTTCTCCTCATCAAATTAACAAGACCGCTATACAAGCGGTCTATTTCGGGCAAAATTATGCAATTACAGGTAAATGATAATCACGTTTTGATTTTTTAATCGTAACGCCTGATTCAAATTTACCTTTTACTTCACCGCTCCAGTTCGGGCTAGTTTGAATGAAACCTGTGCCATATAAAGAACCTTGTTTGTTTTTTAATACCATCATCCAAGGGAACGTTTCTTTTGCGAAGAATTTCTTGCGAAGATCTGACTGCATTGCCGTAGCCGGCGCATAAAAGAATGTAAGTTTAATTGAACCATATTCAATTTCACCAGCTTCGGTTTCTGTTCCTTCCGAACACATTGTCGTCACATCTTCTTCGCCTAATGTATCGCCATCGCCTTCAATGTTTTTGATCGCACAGAAGTTTGATGACCATTTCACAACTGCTACTTTTGCTGCTGCGAAATCCGTTGGTCTATCTTGTGATGTCCAATCTACCTCATCAGCAAATGTTAAGACATCTGAAGTAACAGACTTAACAGGATAAAATCCATCAAGAGAACCTAAGCCGGTGATTTTGATAAAATCGCCCACTTTAGCACCGTGACCAGCGGCGGTAATTGTTGCATTAGGTGTTACCGTACAAGCAGTAATGGCTTTTTCTTGGGTTAAGCCAGTACCAATATAAAATTTTGTTCCCTGAAATGGGGTGGTTTGTGTTGCCATATGGTTATTCTCCGTAAGCAATTTGATAAGTCATCACCCGACGATGTAGTTTAGTGTCGGGTTCGTAATCGCTGAAATCATTCACACGCTCAGCAAAATCAAAGTTTTCTGTTAGGGCAGTAAAAATTGGTTTACGCAAAGCGAAGATGTCATCAGGATTGGGGCTGTAAATGTCAATCTGTACTGTAAAATCATCAAGATCGCCATCTTCTAAAGCAGAATTTGGTGTAATAGTTGGGAATTGATAGACAATTACAGGATATTCCCGATTAGTTTCAGGAATCACTTCATAAAAACAACGCCCTGAAACTAGTGATTTCAGGGCAGAGTAGAGTTCATTTTGAATCAAGAAGCCTCCTTGTGAATTTCGGTGCGGAGCGTATCGGTAATAGCTTTCGCCGCTTGCTGTTTGCTTTGTTCAAAAGCGGGCCGCATAAATGGCTTTGCTCCCATTTTGCTTGTGCCGAACTCTACAAACCGCCAGTAATACGGATCGTTAGGATTGTAAGCCCCACCTCTTCCGCTTTTCCCTTTGAAACGGCTAATTTGTTTGTCGGTCAATTTCTTAACCCAAACGATTGTTTCTGTTTTACCGTTTTTAATTTTGGTTCGGGCGGTAATCGCTTTTTTCAATGTGCCTTTTTTACGATGTGGTACGTTTTCTTGCAATACAGGAGCTTTGGCTCGGGCGGTATTTCGCACTATCGCACCACCTTGTCGCATCGCTTTGACTGCAATCCGATTTGAGGCTTTTTTGCCTAACGATTGCATTTTTTGACCAAGCTCTTTTAAGCCTTCAATCTTAACGTTGAGCGTTGCCATTGGTTAGCTCCTTACAATGCAGTAATAGACTTCGATTAAGTTCCCGCCAGTTTTGGATTGCTACAATCTCAAATAGGCGGTTACCAAATTTCACTCGCATTGTGTGATCAAGGTTCGGCAAGTAACGTAGCCAAATTTGCATCGTAGCCTCACTGTGAATTTGGTTTGCCGAGTTAAGTTCTCGCCCCGAAATCGGTTTAACTTCCGCCCAAACGGTGTGTAAATCGTGCCATTCGGCAACGACTGCACCATATTCGCTTGGGCGGTTGCGTTGAGTTTGGATAATAATCCGATGACGAAGTTTGCCAATGTTCATACCTTTCCTTATGTAAATTTTTAGGAAAATTTGACCGCTTGTTAGAGCGTGATGAATTTATAGGGTTGAATAATAATCTCGACTGTTGGCGGAATCGCAAAATTCGGTGAGTTATTCGCTTCATTCCAGCCGCTGCGGTTTTCGTACAGGTAGGCGGTGAGCATCAAGATCGCCATTTTGAGATCTGCCGTCAGCAATAAGGCATTCGCCGGTGGAGTCTCAGGTAGTTCGTCAAACAGTTGGCGATTTGTCAGGTTTTCTACTGTTTTTCGGGCTGAAAGCAGATAGCCATTGAGCAAATCATCTTCTAGCCCGTGTTCGATACGGCATTGTTGTTTGACTTCTTCTAGGGTAATGTTCATTAGCTTTACCTTATAGAAACAGGGAGAATAGTTTTTCTCCCTGCGTAGAGTGATTAGCCTTTACCGGCTAATGATTTGATTGCAGCGGTATCTTCAAGCACACAGTCGAAACGGTGGAATGCCAAGAAACCGACCTGATCAAACTCTGCGTAGCGTTCCACTAAACGGCGTAATGTCATACCCGACACTCGGCGAATAATAAAACGACTAAAATCACCGAAGTAAGCAAATTTCGCACCGGCAGCAATGTCTGCGATGCCTTGGTCGATAACATATTGCTGACCTAAAATAGTTGCCGGTGCAACACCTGCAATATCAGGCAACCATAATGGGCGTTTTTGACCGTCCACCATTTCTTTTAATGCCTTCAATGTGTTGTCGTTAAACGCAAGACGAGTCGTGTCTAAATTTCGATATGCTGGATCAACTGAGTGAATTAAAGCATTTAAATCTGTCCACGCTACCGCAGTTGCAGCTGCTGCTTGAGTTACACCGGTCACGGCAGCCTGTAAACCTTTCGGTTGTGCCGGTGTACCTAAACCTGTGCCTTGGATTAGATATTTTGCTTCCGCACGACCGATACGTTGAGCGATGCGGCTTGCTAAAAACGCTTCAATATCTACACCGGAATCTTGTAGTAATTCATTCGATACACGGATAATTTTGGAAGAAAGTTTTTTCGCACCCAATTCAGCAGAACCAAATTCCACATCTTGTTCGGTCGCAGCTACGTTTTCACCGATTAATTCACCTTCTTCTGCTGTGCCGTCTGCGGTTGCCCACATAATCGGATGACCATCTGCCGTATTAAGAATTTGAGCTACGCTTGCAATACCGCCATAGGCTTTCATTTTTTCCACAATACGAGCCTGCATTTCTTTTGGTACGGTATAGCCACCTTTGTTATCCGTGCCGGCAGCTTGAGCTCGAAGTTCAGCCATTACCTGCTTTTCTTCTTGAGTTAATTCGCTTAAGCCACGGCGTAGGAATGAATCAAATGCTTGTGAGCGTTTTGCTTCTACATCTAACACAGGATCTTTAACTTGCTCTTCACGTTTTTCTTCTACAAAGAGGGCATCGGTAGAACGTAGCGATTCTTCACGCTCAATTTGTGCCTCTACGCCACCCAGTTCGTGTTTCATTGCGTCCCACTTAGTGCGTTGTTCATCCGTCCACGTTTTTTCTCCGATTTCGTCATTTAATTGACGCATTTGTACCGCAATATTGCGGCGTTTTTCTTGTAGCTCGTGTAATTTAGCCATTTTGGTTTCCTCTTAAATGAAAAAAGCCACAAGAATGTGGCTCGTATTGATAAAAATTGTGTTGGTTTAAGCACTGATTAGACTTAAAAACCGCTCTCGTGCGGCTTTTTGTGAAACGGCTTTTGCGATTGCTCCTGAATTTCTTGCTTCTTTCCACGCTTCAAGGGAGCGTGCCGTGCTGCTGGCTTCTTGGTAAGCCGGATAAGTTACCGGACTGACATCATACAGACGTGAAATTTTGTGGATTTCCCGAATAATGACACCATCTTCATTTTCGTACCAATCATCACCGTTACGAGCGATACGAAACGCAAAGGACGATTGAGTAATGTCGCCCCGTTTTAGTGGGGCGATCACTAAATCACGAATGGTTGGCGTATCAGGGGCGATGATGTCGTATTTTAAGCCTGTTTCATCAACAGAAAGGCTTAATGTACCGGCTTTACTGCGACCTAGAATAAAATTCGGATCGTGATTGAATAAACCTCTTACATCGTCTTCAAGGACATCATCAAAGGCTCCCGGCATAATGATTTCACGGAAACCCCACATTACTTCTGATTTTGAGTTGAATACCGAGCCGTAGCCGATGATATGCGTTGGTTCATTTTCTCGATTTTCAGCTCGTACTTCGCCAGCGTAGGAGCGTTTTTCAATATCACTCATTGCTGTTCTCCTGTTGTTGATTGTGTTGAGATTGTTGGGCTGCATTCACGCTGACTAACATTTCGTCTAAGCCCTCGACTGGGTTCATATCTTCCAGTTGTCGAGCTTCGTTGCGAGACATCCAGCCATCGGTGATGGCGTTGTGGTAGAAAGTGGCTCGCTCAGCTGCTGTGCCACGCATAATGCCGGCAAGGTTAAATTTGACGAAGTAGCCTGCTTTGCGTTCTGCTTCGGTAAAAATTTTACGATTAAGCTCTTGTTCCCAATTTACCACCCACGGCATTACGCTATAGCGGATAAATTGAATGGTTTGCTCGGAAATGTTGGAGAAAGTGGCTTTTTCCAAATCATTGATCATATGAGCAGGTACGTTGAAAATACCGGCAATTTCCGAGCGGTTGAGTTTCATCATCGATAATAATTCGGTATCGACCGGTGAAATTGTTAGGGCTTTATAATCAAGTTCTGCCGGGAGTAAAATGGTTTTGTTTTCTTCGCTACGGAGTTTATTTTGAGCCTCTTGCCACATTGACTTAAAATTAGCCCAAGAACTGCTATTGATAGGTGTTTTTACCGATAAAATCCCTGCCGGTCGTGCGTTGCCGCCAAAAAATCCGCTGGCAAATTTGCGAGCATCTAGCCCTAGACCAATGGTTTCAGCGTGGGTTTGAATAACGGATTTGCCGGTTTTGATCGATGGCCCAAGTGATTTAATGTGAATCATATCATCGGGCGAAATGCTCAATGTTTTGTCGTCATCATAATAGCCGTAAACGTAACGACCGCCATTTTTCAGTAGCTGAACTTTCCACGGTTCAAGTGATTCGAGAGACTGCACCTTGCCATTTTTATTCCGCAGAATGTGAATGTACGCATTACCATACAGTAGCACTGCACTTTGGGCATATTCACGCAATTTGTATGAGGTTTGCCAAAAATTCGGGCTGTCGTGCAGTAAGTAATAAGTTGTGTGATCTCGAGCGGTTTCTACTTTATCGCCGCTTTTGCGTTTAACGTGTAGCGGTAATTGAGCAATAGAGCTGGAAAGAACATATACGCAAGCATAAACCGCTGCGAGTTTCATTGCTAACTCAGGGCTGACAGCTTTTGTTGGTTGCGTGCCGAATAATTCTTCATACGCATTTTCTGCACTTAAGGGGACAGCGGGGTTTTCCAGTGAACGAGTGGTAAAAAGTTTGTCAAAAATCACCGCTTACCTCCCGCACTAATAAGGGCATAGAGCAGCAGGAGTGTTCCGCCAGCCATACAAGCAATAGCCTGTCCATATTGGAGGTACACGCCATAACAAAGCATTGAAAATCCGCCAATACCGATAATATCTGTTAGGAGCGTTTTCATAATTCTAATACCTCATTAGGGAAAAAATTATCGTCCACATTCAACATAATGCGACCGATTGCCATCATTAGGGCGACAGCTCCGTCGATTTTGTTTTCGGGGATTTCTTTAATCGGGCGAACCACATCATCATTACCCGGTACGGTTTTACCGACAACGTTACCGATACACCACGTCATAATCGGGTTGCCGTCGTGATGGAAACGTCCGCTTTCGATAGCAGCCTCCAACTCTTTCATCGGGTCGGAGAGGTTGGTGTAGTTTTGGGTAATGGTTATCGGGTTTAATCCTTCGTCCGCCAAATTATGGCTGATCGCTATTGCTCCGTGAGGGTCAATCGCCACACAAGACACTCTGTGTTGGTGGTTAGTTTCTTTAATGACTTCTTCGATTTCTCGATAATCCACTTCTGCACCGTCCGTTGCAGTTAAATGCCCGCTGTTTACCCATTTTTGATACTTATCTACCACACGTTTTAAGGCCGTGTCGGTGTTGTAAACCGTATCCTCCGGCACAAAAAATTCAGGAGCAATGCAGTAGTAATGACGTTTGCCATCTATCATTCGACTGAATACTTTAACGAGCGAGTTCATATCGAGTTTGCGAGCCATATCTAGCCCTAAATAAACCTCGTCATCTTGGAAATCATTGAGGCTAAGGCTTTCATCTTTGCAGTTTTCCCAACTAACCATATTGAAGAAGCTCTCTTTTGCTGATACCCATACGTTCAGGTGCTTGGTTTTGAAAGTGTTGGTGAGCCGTGCGTTGTTGATCGCTTTGTTTTGTTGGCTAATCAGATAATCACCATAAACCGATACATCAAAATTGGGGTTCGCTTTGCGGAGTACGCTTTCGTCCGTCCAGTCATCATCTTCATCTATGGTGTATATGATGCCGAATAGTTCGTCATTTGGGATTGCTCCGTTAAGTTTTTCAATCACTTCACGGCGTTTGTCGTAACACGGCCCTTCAATGTTGTAACCTGCAGTAGTGATGATGAACATTAACGGCTGTTTTCTTGCTCCCATACCGGTGAGCATTGTGGTGTAGAGTTCATCGTTTTTGTGTTCGTGGTATTCGTCCACAATCGCACAACTTGGCGAAGCACCATCACCCGGTGAGCCGATAAGCGGTTCAAAGCGTGAACCGTCACTTGGACGGTTTAGATTAGAAGCATTTACTTCAATGCCGAAGGTTGAGCAAAGTAGATCGGTTTTCTTACACATTAGGCGTGCCGGGCGGAAAACTTCCCACGCTTGTTTTTCGGTAGTCGCACCTGAATAGACTTCGGCTCCAAATTCGTTGTCCATACAAAACATATACAAGCCGACACCGGCGGAAATTGCTGATTTACCATTTTTTCTTGGCACTTCCACATAAATTTCACGGTAGCGGCGAAGGTTGTTAGATTTTCGTAACCAGCCAAAGGCATTGGCTACGATGAACAGTTGCCACGGTTCAAGTGTGATGTTCTGCCGTTTTAATGCCCATTCGCCTTTGGTGTGCGGTAGATATTGAATGAACTTGCAAGCTTTTTCTGCTTTATCTTCCGCAAAATAATAGGGAAATTCGACCGCTTGTTGGCGTTCAAGATCATCAAGATATTGTTGGCAGGTTTTTACGATGAATCGACAGACAGGAATTTTGCCTGTAACAACATCTTTGGCGTATTTAGTCGCTTTTTTGATATTGTCCGTCATTGTAATAACTCCGCAAATGGGTTGATGTTTTGTTCGTCTGCTTTGCCAGTTAGACGTTGGCGGCTGCTGGGGTCAAGTCCAAGCAGAGATCCAAATGTTGTCATCTGTTTTAGAGCCTCATTCAGTACAGTAAAGGCAGGGTTTTTGGAGAGTCCACCATTGCTGTTTTCAACAAATGTGCCGTATTTATCAATGTCTTTACAGGCTGAATTTCGGTTCTGGTAAGCGATGCAATAGTTGGCTACAACCTCAAGATCCGTTTGAAACAGCACACCTTGAGGCAATAATTCTTTCAAAAGAAAAGCCCACATTCGCTGACCATCTTCATTAAGTTGGGGCGGTGGTGGGCTGTGTTCATTAAATGGGCTAAACTCAGGTTCATTCTGATTTAGCTTTCGTTTTCCGGGGTTGCCTCGACGTTCTTTCACTTTGGTCGGGGTGGGTTTTCGCCCTCGCCCCGGCGTAGTGGCTTTTCCTGTCATTTGGCGTGTACCCTAAATTTTTAATTTTGCGGTTGTAAAAATTGAGTTCAGGGGGCGGTTTCCAAGAGCGTTCGCCCTAGCGATTTTCCTCCCCCCTCCTTGCCAAATTTTTACGCTAACCGTTCTCGTGCGGTTTTCGTTTTATGGCACGAGTAGCACAAACTTTGTAGATTGGATAAATCATCATTACCACCGTGTGCTTTGGCAATGATATGATCCACAGCTGAGGCTGATACATACAAACCTCGCTGCAAACAGGCTTGGCACAAATGCTTATCACGCTCTAATACGATTGCTCTTAGCTTTCGCCACTGTGAGCCGTAGCCACGTTGCGATGATGTTTTACCTTGCTGATGTCGCTGCCAACCATAAGACTTGTGCGTATCACAATAACCACTTGGATCAGTGGTTGTATGTTTGCAGCCTTGCTTGCGACAGGCTTTGGGGATTCTAGCTGGCATAATAAGTTATCGATAACGTTTAGCTTTTACTTTACTTAGCGTAGTGCCTGTATCAGTAAGCACTTCCGCATAATCTGTCTTATAAATGAAAATAGATTGCAGTTCGCCAACCACGTTATCATCTGGAATTAATACCACCGCAACAGGATCGCCACTTACATTATCTGAACGTACTGTAGTTGCAATCTGCTCAGGGCAAACTTCTTCTTGTTCATATTCATCGGAATACACTGCAGGTAGTAAGTGAAGAACAGTTTCAAACGGTTTACCTTTATCTTCATCGCGTAAACCTTTCTTGGCTTGCTCGATTGCTGTTTGATACGCCTCTGAATCAGCGTATGCAATAGTCGCTTGTTTAACTTGTGATAACACAAGCACCGAACCTAATTTCAATTTAATAATCATAAGTAATCCTTTTGTTAATAGAACACATTGCTTAGTTATGATCTTGATACAATCAAAAGCATAACTAATAAGTAATGTAACGCAAATGAAAAGGGAGCTGTTCAGCTCCCATTCTCATTAGCGGTTTAATCCACCAAGTCATTTAAAACCTTGTTTGGTTTGTGCTTGCCATTCTCTAATACGGTCGATTTGATTAGCACACAAGTCACGCTCTCCCATTACTTTGATGAGATACTCGACCGTATCGCCGTAGGTTTTACCGCTAAACTCTGTCCGCTCGCACGGTACTAGGTATGCTGCTGGCGGATATAAATACTCAGTGCTTGTGATTGTTTTGCTGGTGCAGCCGCTTAATACTATCAGCCACGCCATTAGGCAAATCAGTTTTAGCACAACTGTCTTGGGCGAGAATTGACTTAATCTCATTTTGAACAATCTCCACTTTATTTCGCAGCTCATTTGCAATTTTTTGGCTTTTTTCGACCGCTTGTCGCTCTTGCTCGAGCGTATCAGCAAGCCGTTGATTGACTTTTTGTTGCTGTTCGATAGTTTGGGCTTGTATGTGGTTCTCGGCTCTTAAGCTATCTATAATCTGAGACTGACCCCATAACCATACACACAAGCCCAAAATCACAATGGCTATCGTGCCACTAATCCAGTTAAGCATAATGCTTTCTCCTTTTCACGGCGGATAACCAATCCGTTCAACACCTTACCACTGGCACGAATAAAGTCAGGTAGTCGATGACACATCTCCTCAAATTGTTTATTCACTGCGAGTTTATGGATGGTAGTCTGCACATATTGACCTTGTTTATTCCGATAAAATCTCATGTTATAACAACCCATATTAAATACAGCGGACGTCATTCCCGAAAATTGATTATCGTTCATGTCTTTACCATTAAAATGACGATTGACACAACTCTCCGCAATCTTCAAACCTTTTGCCCAACGGTCAGCAATTTCTTTATCCGAATAAAGATGGTATGGGTTAATCTTATCACCACTAAACTCCGTTGAGCCAATGCCAACCGTGATTACATCGGCAGGGCATTTATACGGATCACGTCTGCAACCCTCAGCATTACCGATAATCTCTAATCCAGCTTGGTTAGTGCGGATTTCGGGATGTTGATATTGGACTAATGCAATAATGGCAGCGATACCACAAACGATACCACTGCCATATTTAAGACTTTTACTCATCACTTAACCCCTTTCTCAATCTTGTCATTTTCGCTTGATGAAGCTCTTCTGCTCGCTCATCTTCACGCTTACGCCGTTTACCATCTTCACAACGCTGATACAAATTCGCACAAGCTGTAACAATACCGATAGCTAGGCTTAATATCATTAAGTTTTGCTGATCGCTTAACCAAGCAATAAAACCACCAAAGCTAGACCAAATATAGCTTTGCGTTCCCATATCTTTCATATATTTCATACTCCACCCCGTTTCGAGGCAATAAAAAAGCCCAGTCGTGAGACTGAGCTTTGGTTAAAAATTCTGCTAGAATACTGTTCCCCAACAAATAAACTAGCAGAGGGTAAAAATGATTGAATTTACTCAAGAAAATAATTACTACCATTATCCATTTCAGGCAGACAAAGGAGATACTGATAGCGATACGCCATCAATGAACGCAGGTGGATTTAACCTAGTAGATAACCCACAAGACTTAGATAAAATCCCAGAAGCAACGCAATCACCAATGTTAAAAAAATTACTGGTAGATCTAAATAAACCAGAAACTCCCTTTATGACCCTAGGTTGTGCTTACTGGCTCTTCAAGGATGATCGTGATTTATCAACAGCATACCTTGAATTTTCATTTAAGGATATTACGATAGCTAACAATCTCACTTTTCTTCAACACATCGATGAGAAATTTGAAAAGTATCTGACTACTCACAAAAATGAACTTGCACCAATTTACTCTGTCCCACCAGAAGCATTTAACCTTGCTTCACGTCATTATTACTGGCAAATGGATAAATTTTCCTACTTCGGAAGTGCTGAACGCAATCTGATATACGTCGAGATGGCCAGCCCACGGCATAGCGATCTTGAGATTTTTCTTGATCTTCTTCACCGCTTTTTGACTGAGTATTTAGTTGTTCCGTCATAGCAATCCCTCATTGATTTTTGTAGCTAAGATAGATCTTCAACCCTTGGGAAAGGGAAATTTGGCGGAGCCTTAATTCCTAACTTTTCATCTCTTAATCGAGAGAGGGCTTTGCAACCAGCAAAAGTAAGTGTTCCAGCTTCAGAAAAATAAGGCTTATCTTCACCAAATTTTTCTCTGCATTCTTGAATTGCATCATCAAGGTTATACATAACATTTACTCACGTTTGGCAAGGGTGGCTGGACTCAAACCAACAACCAACGATTTTGGAGACCGTTGCTCTACCTATTGAGCTACACCCTTAAAATAAAAAGCCCCAAGCATTTCTGCTCAGGGCTGTAAAATTCTTTTTAAGTTCACCACCTATGCAATGAACCGCAACTTACCACAAATAATACACTTTATACTTAAGCTATACAACACTTTTTAATCAAACAAATACAAAAAAGCCCATAATTTACAAAACTATGGGCTTTCTAATGAAAATTCACTTGTTTTATTCGGTGTTCCGAACTATAATAATCTCACTTTCAACGGTTCGGGTTGAAAGTGAGTGTGAGGCTTAATCCTCACGCTTGAAGAAGGAACAAACGATGTTTAAGTACATTGTCCTAGTTATCTTCTTGTTAGTTATCAGCTCCCCAGCCTACTAACTTGAAATAACTCGCTGGGGGCGAAAGCTCCCAGCTCTTCAAACAGGGTCATTTTAGGAATTTAGAATGAAATTGTCAACCAATGAATTAAAAGCACTATCTGATGAAAGAAGAGGGGTGAGAGCGAAATCTTACAAGCTAAGCCTCGAAACTATTGCTCTTATTGAACAATTATCGAAGCAGTTAGATATGCCTCAAAACCAACTGATTAAGTTAGCCGTTGAGAAACTACAAGAACAGACGAATCTCACTACCAATTAATACTCCCTCCACAAATCGCTCGGCAAGTCGCAATTCATTTTCAAAGGCCCCCTTGCTGAGCGACAACTTCTGCCAAATAGGCTTATTTTCTAGCCCTGCAACATACCGCAGATACAAAATAGCAAATTGCAGTTCATCACTCTCGAGTGATTCTAACTCCTCACGCTTATCGTTCGGTTTAGCTAAATTGGCAAGGTATGCTTTGGCTTTACCGGCTGGGTCTAGTTTTCTAATCTGCCGATCAACCTTGGCTAAGGTATCATCATCTAATCGAGGTAAATAGCGTTGTTTTTCTCTCTCTTGCGGAGATTCACGCATAAACGCCTGCATTGTTGGATAGCCTTTGCAATCCGTAAACCTAACGAAACTACCCCATAAGTTTAATACACC